GCTAAGGCGGTTCCTTCAAAAGCTAGAACGTCCAGGGGCGGAAGTCGAAAGCGTTGGTCACGCAAGTACAAAGACAATCCAGCGTTCCAAAATGATTCTCGGGACCATTTTAGCCATAAGGTTTTGCAAAGTGGATTGGCGGTTTATGTCGGTGCAACCTACCCGCAGGGAAACAAGCAGCAGTTTGTCATGCCGATCAAGCAAGGGCCAAGCTACCAGCGATTCCTTTGGGGCAAGCCCGGCCAGCAAGTACAGCGAGTCAGCAAGCTGGGCAAGACGTATACAACCACGGTCAACACAAAGCCTCAAACGGCCAATTTTCCGATCCATGATAGGGCAACAGTGAGAGGTTACGATCTTGCGAAAACACAAGCAGAGCAGGCTTTCCTAAGTCAGTTGCAAAAAGAGATAAGGAGTCTCAAACTTGGCTAAAAATCTACAGCTAACACAATCGGTCACAATCGCATCTAGCGGTACGACATCCACGGCGATAACGATTGAGGGAGGGCGGACGGTGCTTGCGATTAGGACACCGGCAAGCCTCGATGGCACAGCGTTCACGTTTCAAGCTTCCGACGATGGCGACAACTTCTATAATCTTTACAACGGTGGGACGCAATACAGCGTGAATGTTGGGACGTCGCGGTACGTTGCCCTTAGTCCCGATGTTATGTTTGGCGTGCGACATCTAAAGATTGTCAGCGGGTCGACTGAAACAGCTTCGAGGTCAATCAAAGTGATTAGCGGTGAGGTGTAAATGTCGGCGATCGGTGAGGCGCTCAGGACGAAGCTTTTGACTTATTCGACGGTCTCAACGTTGGTGGGCCAGCGAATGTACCCGGATTCGCTCGTCCAGAATGCTACCTTGCCCGCGATCGTTTATTACGTCACTTCGACACAAAGAGCCCATGCGATTTCAGGCGTCACAAAGTTCGCATCAGCTCGAATCACGCTTGATTGTTTTGCACTCACCCGAACAGCGGCTAGTTTGATCAGCAAAGCGATTCGCGAAACCGGAATCGATGCGTTTCGCGGAGTAGTGAGTGGCTACACTTTTTGCGGAATCGATTTTGATTCAGCGGACGAATATCTAAATGACACTCCAACCGATGGCAACCAGGAGCATCGGTATTTGGTTAGTTTCGATCTCTTGGTGCATTATAAGGAGCCCTAGAAATGGCTGCATTGACTGTACCCGATACCGGACTTGGAGCGACCATTTCCGGGACTGGATTAGTGACGACTGCGATTAGTCGAATTGGCGAAATGACCATTTCGGTTGATCAACTTGACATTACCGATTTGTCGGTGACTGGATTTGAGTTGTTGAGGCCTTCGGACCTGCGAAAGAATCCCGAGGTCGAAATTGAATTCTTCTGGCTTGGCGCGGCGGTTCCATTTGCCACTGAAATGATTCCATCGGTAGAGCCTTACGCGGGAATCTCCGTAACGATTACCTTACCAAGTGCAGGATCATTCCAGGGGACGGCATTCGTCAAGTCGGTCAAAACTCCGGTGCTCGAAAAGGGCACGATTATGAAGGGCAGCTATACCCTTCAATTCGACGGAGCAACTGAAATCACTTTCACACCAGCCTAGTGAGGAATCATGTTTACTTTGATACGTCAAACGGGTCATTCGGTAGATGGCAAAATCAAGGATCTAAATCAATTCCAGATCGGTTTTGATGGCGTCTTGGTTGGCTACCTACCCTTTGGCGAAAAGGTGCAAATACAGCCTTTGTTTAATTTTCCGCATGATGAATTGACTGTCGACGAATTGACTTCAATTGCGTTGCAAGCGGCGGAGGTGCAAGGGCATTCGGTCGAAATCATCAAGCCCGAGGAGTATTCTCGGCGGTTCTACAAAGACGCCTTAGCGGCTATGGAGGCTGACAGCGATGAGTAGTTTGGAAGATGAGTTTTTCGCACTTGTCGAAAGGCCGCTAAATACCAAGGAGGTGCTTGTCAATGGCAAGGCTTATGTTTTGCATGAGCTATCCGAGGGTGAAGCGGCGGAGATGGAAGTTGCGATGCAAAGCGGCGGAAAATATGATTTCTCACGGCATCGTCGCTTGATGGTTGCTTATTGTCTTAGGGACCAAGATGGAAACCGCGTTATCAGCGATCCTGAAAGGCTCAAGGGATTACCGAAGCAGATCGTTGGCAAGCTTTACGATGATTGCTTGACGCTCTCCTCGTATGACGCCAAAGAGGTCGAGGACTTGGTAAAAAAATCAGAGCCAGCCCAAGGCTAAAGGTGGCCTTTCGGCTGGCATTGGCTTTTGGAATCGCGGATCCGCTTCGGTGGGTTCGCTCGATTCCAGCGGGACAGCTCAATCAATGGGTGGCTTGGGACAAAGTTGAACCAATGGGCGAAGCTTGGCTACAGACTGCGACACTCGCCCAGGCGACTCACCTAGATTTATTCGTTCGGGCGGGGCGTGATTGTCCGGAGATTGAAGACTTTATGCCGGTTCGCTACGCACGAAAGAAGGTTTCTGCGGGTTCGATTTTGCGATCAGCGGGCAAGGCGTCAAAAGCGATGGCAGGCCAGTTAAAAACGATGTTTGGGTTCGGAGGTAAATAGCATGGCTCAAACGATCAATCTGGCGAATATCAAGATCGGTATGCAGCTTGACGGGACCACGTTTGCCCGCAATGAAATCAATTCCATCAATAAGGTTTTGCGCGAAACCGAGTCTCCGCTCGATAAGTTTCACTCCCAGCTATTGACGTTTGACAAGGCGCTTAAAGCCGGTGCGATTTCAGCAGAGCAATTCGCTCAAGCAGAGGAGCATCTAGCTAAGAAATTCGGCGTTTTGACATACAAGATGGAGGAGGCGATGCAAGCCGAAAAGAAGCTTGCTGAAGAGGCTAGAAAAGCGGCTGAAGCGGAGAGACAGCTATCAGAACAGGCTACTAGGCTCGGGTCAATTCTTACAGCATCATCGACGCCGGTGCAAAAGATGGCCAAAGATGTGCAGTTTTTGGATCAACAATTCAAAGCAGGTAAGCTTGATGCTAACCAATACAATCAGGCCTTGGATTCATTGGCGAAAAAGCATGGATTGGTTGCTGTTTATGCCACCAATGCGGCAAGGGCAGAACAGCGAAAAGCAGACGCCACAAGGATGGCGAAAGAGGCCGAAGACGCAAGGCAGGCGAAATTTCAGACGTACCTAGAGGGCCTAAGAAGGCAGACTGAAGCAACCGATGCTTTTGGCTCATCGGCTCCAGTGGCTATCAAAAAAACAACATTTGCACTCACCGATCTTGCTGTGGCTGGTGCGAGTTTAACTTTGGTTAAAGGCCTTGCTGACTTCGGCAGGGGTGCTCTTGGTTTGGCCATGGAGGTGGAGCAAGTCAGAGCACAAATTGACGTGTTCACAAAGTCGGAAGAAGCCACAAAGAAATTGATGGCCGAGTTCGTCAGGCTTGACCAAGCGTCGGCACTTAGCGTTACTAGCTTTCAAAATGCATCGAAGACTCTTATGCAGTTTGGCGTGGGTGTTCGCGATGTCGTGCCTATCATGGAGTCGATGAGCGAGATTTCGATGGGTAACGAACAGCGATTCCAATCGCTCGCGCTTGCATTTGGGCAGGCTCAAGCGGCCGGTCGTCTAATGGGCCAAGAAGTGTTGCAAATGGTCAACGCTGGCTTCAATCCATTGCAGCAAATCAGCAAGGATACCGGGATCAGCGTTGCTCAATTACGCAAAGACATGGAAGAGGGGAAGATTAGCGTTGAGATGCTTAGCCAAGCGTTTATCAATGCGACAAAAGACGGCGGTGCATTCGCGGGCATGAATGAAAGGATGGCTCAAACAACTAGCGTGAAAATCGCGAAGTTGCAAAGTGAGTTTCGGCAGTTTGTCACAGCGATCGGAGAGCGTGAAATCAAGCCAGGCGTCGACTTGGCACTCGATGGAATGATCAGCCTCGTTGAAATGTCGAAGGCCAAAAAGGAACTCACCGCAGAGGAACTTGCGGTTGTTGCTGAGACGGAGCGAATCGAGAAGCGAAGGGCAGATCAAGAGCGAGAGCGTGCCCAACTCGCAAAACAAATTGCGGATCAGCGAGAGCGTGAAGCACAAGCGCAACAAAAGGCGGTTGAGGCTGACAACAGGCGGATTGATTCAGAAAGGTCGGCATTTCAAAACAGGATTAAGCAGATAGCCGAGGAGCGAACAAAGGCAGGGATGAGTCCTGAGCAATACGAAAAAGCGAAGTTGTTTGATGATACATTTGGCATGACGGCAGGCGAAAGGCAGCAAGCCGAAGCTGCATTGATGGACCTAAGCGAAACTAGTCGGCTTAACGAATTGAATGCGGTGCATTCGCAAATCGAAGCTGCAAACAAGCAACTCGAAATAGAAAAGCAAGTCGCTGCAATGAAGGAAAGGAATTTTCTATCTAGCGATGCACTGCGAAAAGAGTACGCAACACTCGATGAAATCTTCAGGAGGCAACTCGAAGAAGCTGGAGATAACGAAAAGCAAAAAGAAGGAATTCGCAAGCGAGCGGCGATGGCAGAGCAATCCATTTTTGCCAGGTCTGAGTTTGAGGCGATGCAACAGAAAAAGCAGGGAACGCAAGATCGGTTTGCACCAATGATGCAATCCATCGCGGCAAACATTGCCCCAGCGATGAAAGCCGGGACAAAAGAAGTCGCAGCATTCCTGACGAAACAAAATGCAGACGTGCAACAAAAAATCGAGCAAAAAAAATGGCAAGATGCAATGCTTAAGGAGCAACAGAAGGCCAATGAGCTTGCTGTTGCTCGTCCCTCGATTGCTTTAGCGAGGTAACAATGGCAAATGAACTAGTGGGCGCGGAACTTCGCAAGGGCTCAGGCTTTGCCCGTAAGGGCCAAGGCTTCCAACTCATCATCGGGGAGACTTGGAACTACCGAGTTAAGACCGATCAAGTGACTAGCGATCGATTGGACATCCTGTACAACACTCCAGGGCTACCAAGGGCTGGTTTGCTGTATGGAAACCTAGGCTTAGTCTGCGATGAGGTATCATGCGAGCGCGACGAAAAACACGCGTTGTATTGGAACGTTACGGCAAGGTTTCAAACGGGCTCAGAGGAGCAAAAGCAAAACGAGGAGCAGAATCCTGATCCGACAACGTGGATACCAATCTTTCGAATCGATTCATTCGCAACCAAAGAAAGGATCCTTTCGAAGGATCGATCGACGCCGGCTAAATATCCGGTTAACTCAGCGGGCACGCCATTCGATCAACCGTTGACTCAGACGAGCTCTCTTTGCCAATTCTCATTCGTTCAATTTGAGGATGCTGGACTAAAACTTAAGGAATTCTTGGATCGAAACGATACGGTAAACGATGCGACATTTGACGCGATCGGTCAGACATTCGCGGCTAGGACGATGCTCCTCGAAGTGCAGGAGGCTGAACTAGGCTCCTACGCGGGCTATTTGGCGTGGCGGGTCAAATATAAAGTGACGT